CATCAGCCAAGCATTCAAGGATGCCAAGCTGTTTGATTGGTTCTTGGAAGAATACAAAGGCAGTAAATAACCGCCCGCTGTTTAAATTCATGAAACTTTTTCCTTTGCGTTCTCTGCGCTCTTTGCGTTTTAATACCCTCAAAAATCAAACCGAAAAATACTACTATGAAAATCACAAACGAATCAAATGTTGGCTGGGTCATCCTAAACGGCGGCGGCTGGAATAATCACGCGACCGCCAAGGCTCTGAACGAGATAGCGGCGGACGCACCGGATCAACTCCCCGCCGTGCCGCCCGGATACGCTGTGCTGGTCGCCCCAATTAGCGACAAGCCAATGGGCCTGCGCTGCGCTCTTGTTAAAGCACTTCCGCGGCTAACATCGCCGGTGGTCAGCTTCAAAAATTCAGACGGCCAGCCGATTAGCAGCCGTGGCATCATTGACCAATCTGCCTACGACGACCTCGCTTCCGCCGAAGCATTGTTGGCGGCGGCAGGATTCGTAAATCATCGCCGCGGCGACGGTGTGATGGCGGAGGTTGAAATGTGCGACGATGGGTGTGATGGCGATGCGTATGGCTGGGCGGCTGAAGTTTTTGGCTGTGAGGTGGAAAAAATTTACAGCGTCTATGAGGAGCAGCAATCTGAAGATTCTAGCAGCTATTTCATTCGAGAAATGGCCGCGCAAATTGAAAAGATTGCCAACGCTAAATGAGGGGGCGTTTTAATCTCCTCAAAAATCAAAACAAAATTATGCAACTATCAACTATCAACTTTGAACCAGCAACTATCCCCCACCCCCGCAAAACCATCGTGCAATCGTTCCCGGTGGGCGGGCGGCGAACGCGGAAATACGATGGGGAATTCTCGGTGATCGAGCTGGCGGGCTGCACGGTGTTGGCGGAACGGGTCACGGCCAAGTCCGGGGCGTTTTTAACGGCGGAAGATCGGGCATTGATTGCCCAGCACGGCGCGTTTTACGCGGCGTTTGATGTCGTGAGTCACGACGGGCAATCGGTTCGGCATTTTAACACCGCTTGGCGGGTGGATATTTTAAATCAGATTTTGCCGCCATCAAATATCCGTCCGCAGGCGGTCAACGGGTTTGTTCCCGTCATCTTGGCGGAAACCGTCACGGAAAGCGCGGAAGCGGTCATGGCGCGCGGCGGCGAGGGCGTTTGCTGGCAGGATTGGTCCGCGCCGTATGGCGAGATGCAAGTCATCAAGGCTGCGGAAATTTTCGTTTGCAAGGTCACGGGCCGGAGCGCGGGGCAAAGCGTGTTCATCGCGGATGCGGCCACGGGCGAGGCGCGCGGGGCGGTGGCATTGCGCGGCGGCAAGTGTGACCAGGTGCGCGCGGGCAGCATCATCCGCGTGGAAGGTATGGGCCTGACCGACGCGGGCAAGATCCGCCAGCCGAATCCCTGCCGGGAATGGTTGGTGAGCTATTAACCGCAAAGAACGCAGAGAGCACAATATGAAATCAGCCAAACAAGTTCGGGAATTTGTCCGGCGGCGGTGGTTGCAGGAATGCAATAGCTATCGGTTTGGGGATCATCCTGACACGCGCGGCAAGCGGCAAGCGTTTTTGGAAGTGCTGAACGCTTTTGACACCCCGCACAAAATCAAACTGAAGATGCCCCGCGTTTAACCGCAGAGAACGCAGAGAACACAGAGAAATTTATGAGCAAAAAGAAAACCAAATCACCGCATTGCCGCCTGTGCGCCACCGCCGTCCAAAAGCGGGGCGATATTTGCCGCGAGCATCAGCAGATTATCAGCCTCGGGTTGAAAATGCGAGATTCGGGCATTGAAGTGCGCCAGCGGGTTGAAGAATCCCCTGATTTAAACGGGTTCACTGAATACATGATCGCTTTTGCGCCGCTGTTAAAAATCAGCGCGCCGCATCTGCACACGCCGCAAGCCGTAAAGGTGGGCGATGGGTGGTTTGCAAAAGTGGATAAAGACCATTCGCTTCACCAGTATTTTGAAAATATGTTCACCGATCTCGGGAAAAAATAACCCCCGTGTTTAATCTTTGTGTTCTCTGTGTTCTCTGCGGTTAAATAGTGCGGTTCAATCAATCCCATGAAAAAGCGAGTCTTTAAATCCACCAAAGCCACCGGCTTATCCGAGTTGGCGCGGAAAGAAGGCGTCACGCGCCAGGCAATCTTTTATCGCGGCCAATATCGGCGCAACATGGCGGCAGGGCTGTGCCCGTGCGGGCAGGAGAAGCGCGATTGGAACGCCAAGCTCGGCAAGCCCTACTCGCAAGGCCCGAAATGCCGCAAGCGGCATAATGAGAAGATGAAATTGCGGATGCGCGCGGCTGCCGCCGCCGGCAAGGTGAAGAAAAAAGACCCCCTGTTTTAACTAGTCCCGTTTTTAAACCGCAGAAAACGCAGAGAACACAAAGACATGAGAAAACCACTTTCCCGAAAACGGATGAAGCGAATTCATCTGCGCCAATGGCGGGCGCGCAAATTGTGGTGGCGAGTGCTGGATGAGTTTTTCACGCCGATGTATGGCACACTGGTGATTCCAAAACAGTGATTGAATTAACCACCGAGGCACGGAGACACGGAGAAATGCAGAACGGAAATTCCCATCTTTGTGATCCTTGCGTTCTCTGCGGTTAAATAAGAAAAACCCGCCGGCACCTTGCGGCACCGGCGGGTGGATGAACCCAACAGATGAACGGACAAATTATTTCTTGTTGGCGTTGTTCGCCACGGCGGCCAGGAGTTCGGCGTTCTGTTTGCCGAGCGTTTCGATCACGTCCAACAGGCTCGGCACTTTCTTGAGGCTTTGCTTGCGGATTTCCGCTTCCTTCGCAGCGGCCTCGTCAATCTTGACGATGATGGGCTTGTTTTCGGCCACATCCAGCACGGCGAGCTTGCGGCTCAAAAGCAGGCCGACGTGCTCTTTCTCGGTGTTGGAGAGTTCTTCATAGACATCGCTTTTGCCGATGGTGAAGCGCAGACCTTTGTGGATCAGCGCGGCGTGTTGAAAGTTCACATCCTTTTCCGGGACGGAAATATCAAAGGCTTTGGTGTTAAAAAAATCCTGAGCGGCGACAAGTTTCATGTGTGTTTATTTGGTTTCGTGCGGTTATGCGTAAATTAACCCTAGTCAAACGGGTTTAACCGCAGAGAACACAAAGAGCACAAAGGAAAAGCGGAAACACTGAAAATCGGCAAGCGGAAATTTTCCATCTTTGTGATCTCTGCGTTCTTTGCGGTTAAATAAGAAAAACCCGCCGGCACCTTGCGGCACCGGCGGGCGAGCGACTAGGCGGAGGTTAGAATGAGTTGCCAGCGGTCAAGATGGCTTGCACCGTGAAGTTTGTGACCGTGCCGCCGCCGTTATACACCACATGCAGGTAGCGCGGGTAATCCACGAGGCGCAGACCGACCTGCACCGCCGAGGCACTGGAACCGTTGAGCGTGATGGCACCGGAGTTGGTGAATTGCGCCGGGGCGATGTAAGGCGTGGCCCATCCCGCCGTGTAAGCGGTCGGAGTGACCACCGTGCCGCCAAGGAACACGCTATTCGCAGTCGTCAGGTTAGTGCCGCCGTAGAAGTAGTTGGTGATGGTTTCGGTGGATGGTGCCGTGAGCAACGCATAGTTGCTGATGGCCACGAAATTGGTTTTATCCGTGGAACCATACAACGTGGCGGTGAGCGTGCCGCCCGTCGCGCCGGTGTTGGTGGCGGTCAGGAACGTCAGGGCACCCGTGCCGCCGAGGCGAACTTTATCAATCGTGTTGGTGACAAAGCTGGCGGCCGCCAGATTTGGCGCGGCGGAAACAACCAGCGTGCGCGTGCCCGCAAAGGCATCAAAGCCGAGCTGCGCGTTGGCGGAGATCGCCAAACCGAACACGGTGGCGACGAGAACGAACAAATTTTTGAGCTTCATATTTTTGGGAATCAGTAAATTTTAGGTTTCAGGTTTTGAAAGCTGCCCGCCGGAGTTTTAATTCCGGCGGGCGATGATGGCTTAGGCGAGCACCGCCAGGCTGTCCACGCTGCGGGCGACCGCCTGCGGATGACGAAGCGCACTATCAATATAAGTATTCATAGAGAGCTTAATTTTATCCGAGTCCGCTAATGTTAGCGAATCTAATACGCACTGCCAACCGCCCCACTGGGCCATGACTACGTGCCTTCCGACGAGGGCGAGGAGGATGTCGCCGGGAACCTGTTGGCTGTCCACAACATCGCGACCCACCAATTGTTCACCGACCCAGAGCGCTTGCGTCTGACCGCTCACCACCGTGCTGCCCGTGAGGGTGGCCGGCGTGATGCGGAGCGTGCCGCGGGCGGTGGAGGTGGTGATGTAAGTCGGCGGTTCGTCAATGTTCGCCTTCTTGATCGCTGTTTCCAGCGCGATGATATTCTTGTAAGCATTCGCGGCCGAGCCAGCGAACACCACGGCACCGATACCAGGCTGATTCAAGATACCCACCGGCTCGTCGTTGCCGCCGGAACCGTTGAGCACCAAATAATCGGCGCGGAGCGCGTTTTGCGCCATGTGATCGTTGATGACCAACGCTTCAAAATCATCGCCGGATTGCAGCAAGGTCAAGCGGCTGTAATTTTGCTTGGAGCCGATGCGATGCGGCGTGAGTTTCACCTGGTCAAAGGTCTGGTCGTAAGCCGCGAGGATGGCACCTTCCGCAACGGATTGCGACGTGGTGGCACCCGTTTGGCGGGGGAGAACGATGTTGCCGACCGCACCACCGAGGATGGTGATGCCCGCGCGACCCAGCGCCATCTTGTTGCGGAGCAATTCGATGGTCGGGAAGCGGAAATCTGGCGCGATGAGCGCACCAGCGGAACCGAAATCACCCGCGAGGGCATCACGAGTCATGCGGCGCAACTGGCGATCCGAGAGATTCAACTGCCGCGCCGGCATATTGACCGGCAACTGCACACCCGCCATTTCGATGGCATCGCCACCGGGGAAGTTGCGCGCATTTTTGCGGAGTTCGGCATCAGCTTCGGCTTCCGCGCCATCTTTCGGTTTGAAAGCGGAGGTGCGATTGCCGCGACCCGCTTCTTCAGCGGCGGCATTGTAAAGGCGGCGGAGACTGCAACGGCCCGCAACTTCAAACGGCAACGTGGCCGCATCCACTTGGTTGAGCGGCGCGCGCGCACCTTCAATCGCAGCCATCGCGCGGCGGGAGAATTCCGTCCGGCGTTCCACGGCGTCGTGAGAATCATCCATCGCGCAGATTTCCGATTCAATCTTGCGAATGACATCGGCGACCACCTGAACATCGCCCGGCTTGCCGACCCACTTCATGCCGTGAGTTTTCACCATGTCGTTGGCACGAGCACGGACTTCCTTGTTGGCTTCCTCAACCTTTTGGGCTTTGGTATTGATCTCGTTCAACACGATGGAACGAGTGGACTTTTCGGCTTCGCTGCGGATCTGGGCAACAGCATCCGGGTTTTCAGCGGCGAGTTCAGCGGCGGTTTTAGGCATAATGGTTTGGGTTAAATTTGGTTGTTGTGCCGGAGCACTTCTCTGCAAGGTTTCGGAGTCAACTTGACTTTCCGCCTCGGGAACGGAGCGGAATTGTTTTGCATCAAACGGAATGGAACGCTCAACGGCTTCTAAAGTGGTCTTGGCTTCCACATGCGTGCGCTCGCCAAGCGTCACGGCTGCGCCGTCGTAGGAAAAATCCACCGCGTAGAGTTTGCTGCCATCGCGCCAGGCGGGACTGCTGACGACGGCTTGAAAGGAAGTGGCGTCATCGGAAATCTGATGAACGTCGTGCAGGTAGTAATCCGAAAATACATCGCCATTGGCGCGCTTGGATTTGAAGCGAGTATCGCCGTTCAACGCCTCATCCACCTTGCGGCGGAGTTCGGAGTGAGAAATGCAAAATTCTTTGTCAGCAGATTTCGCGCGAAACTGTCGCTGTTCGCCGCCCGTTTTGCGTTCGCCGGCATCGGTGGCATCTTCCGCGGGGCTTTCCGCTTCCGCGCAATCCGCGCAAACGTAATCGTCGTTCAAATCTTTCCGCGCATAGCGATCACCGCAGGCGATGCACGAGCATTCCTGATTCTTGGCGCTGCGGCCTTTTTGCGCGCCGGGGTCGGCGGGCACCGCCACATTGGAAAGCTCCAATCCTGCCCACGCAAACCGATGACCCGTGCGACCGTCATCCAGTTTCACGCTGCCGAGATAGCGGGTGTGCGCGTAACCGATGGAGAAATTCCGGCGACTATCTGCGCGCACTTCCGCACAACGGGTTTTGGAGAGTTTGCTCACCTGATCGAAAACGATCACGCCGCGCACATGCTTGTCCGTGCTCAAACGGGCGTCTTTGATGTAGCCGAGATGGCGGTTATCCTTGTGCTCATCCAGCAACGGCGCGCGGTTTTCGCCGACGAACCGGCTCAAATCCACATCGCCCTCATCGTGGCTCAAGATTTCAACGTATTTCTCGCCCGCCTTGGCGATGCCGAGCTTTTCGTGTTCCTTGGTGGCGCGTTGCTCCGCCGGAAATTCCGAGGACATGCACACTTGAAACGTGTTGTCATCGGTGAAATCGGATTTGCCGGCGCGGAAATAGCGGAAGTTCGGGGTTTCGTCCTCGCGGGACATCACCACAGGAGCGGTAGGTTCGGTTGCCATAGCAGCAACCCGGAGAAGTCAAATTGACTTGGGGAAAAAGAAGCGCGGGCGGCGGTTTGAGGTCGGAAAGCGCAGAACAACGTCCGCGCGGGTGGATCCAAACCCGACACCGCCAGCCCGCACAAAAAGTATTGAATCAACCGTTATTTAACCGCAGAGAACGCAAAGAGCGCAAAGGAACCGGCGGGGCGGGCGGATGCGGCAAATTGTTGATGGTATCAAACCGATACGTTGCGCCGATGCCTGCCCAAAATTCCCGCAGCATTTTTTTAAATTTCCCCATCTTTGTGTTCTCTGCGTTCTCTGCGGTTAAATAAAGGTCACGCCTTCTCATTCACATCCCACAGGTTCAACCGCCATTCGGTGAACGTGTCTTCGATGCTGTCCACCTGGCAACTGCGCACCGAGCCGCCCGCTTGCGTGGCGGTGATTTTCTGGCCGGTCTTGAAATACGTTCCCGCTGGCAGAATAGACTTGCGAAGGATGGCTTGCCCCATGAGGCGCGGGGAAAAACCGCCGTCTTTGAGCACCTGTTGAACGACAAATTGCCCGATGGTGGCCGGGTATTGCGCCTCGGGCACGGACCCGCCGGCGACATACAACGCGCAACTCACAAAATTGCCCACCACGCCCGCAATCGGTGCCGAGAGCATGTTTTCATACTCCTCCATGTTCTGCGCGTGCTCGGAGAAAGGATTGGTCATACGCTTTACTTAACCGCAGAGCGGCAAGCTGCCGCTGGCAATCGTCTGCAAATTCCATTTTTTATCGCGGTTTTTCATCTTTGTGTTCTCTGCGTTCTCTGCGGTTAAATATCAGTGAACCCCGTTGGTGCTTTGCTGGATCAACGCCATTGTGGTTTGATCAATCTCGCCGCGCTTCATCCGCAGCAAGTTGCGCGTTTTCAGCGTGCCGGTTTTTCCCTTTGCGGGCGGTTGGGAATCTTTGTGGTCCGGCTTGGGCTTGTTTTCGTTCGCCTTGGCCTCGGCATCCAACGCACCTTCCGCTTCCGGCTCGGGATCCAACGTCACGCCGGCGGTTTCCGCATCGTCCTGCTCGCGCTTCAGTTGCTTGAGCAGTTTTTTCATCTTCTTCCCGTTCGGGAGCGCGTCTTGCACATCCTGACGGCTGAGATGTTTCGCTTGATGCAACAGGATGAGCGATTGCGCCTGCACGAGCGGATTCACGAATTCAAATTGCTGGCCTTTGAACCGCGCCGCATCCACATACTCGTCCAGTTTCTCGATGGACACATCCACGCCGCGGCGGTCGAAATATCCCGAATTGATGGTGGCCCGCAGCCAGGCGCGAAACCATTCCAGCAAATCCTCGGCGAACGTCTTTTGACGGCAACGCATGTGGCGCTGGAACGCCTGTTGACTCATCAACGCCGCCATGAAGCCGAGATTCTGGTAATCGTTCGTGGCCTGCTGATAGCTACCGTGCGTGGCGACCGCCACATCGCGGAGATTGTCCAACCGGAATTCGTGCGCGGCTTCGATGGGGAAACGCGGGTCGGCCTGTTTCAGTGTGAAACCCGGCGGCAACATCTCGCGCGCGGCGGGTTTGATGGTGTTCGTGGGCGTGTTAGGCCCCGTTTGCGTCTGCGCGGGATCGGATGGCAGCGCGCCCACCGGCGAAATACCGGGCACCGCATCGCCGTTCGGTGCGAACACCGTCGCCGGATCGGATGGCATCGTAAAGCCCGTCGGTTCTTTCTGCTCGATCCACCACGGTTTGCTCGCGCTGGCGATGCTGGATAGCGTCAGGCTTTTGTCATATTGATGGATGCGCCAGAGCGGCAACATCGTGGCATCCAACTCGGTGAACCCGCTGTCTTGCTCGGGCCGCGTCCGCATGTTGTTGAAATAGATGATCTCCGACGCCGGAATCTGCACGCGGAAATTTTTACCATCGCTCAACACCGCGCCTTGTGAGAAAAATTCGCCCGGATGCTTGCGCAACAGCCAATACGCCAGCGGAAAATTGTATTCGGGATGATACTCGATGCTGCCGCGGATGGGATTACCCTCGCCAAACATACCGTCTTGCGGGGAACGTCCCTGATACGTTTCCTGCAACCGATCTTCTTCCAGCAAGTCCACCGCAAACTTGAATTCGTTGTGCGGAAATCCTTCGTAGAGGCGCACGATGATGCTGCCGGGGTGCATCCGCGCCATTTCAATCACGCGATACGCTTCCAGTGCGCTCATGTTTTTGCGCACGGTGAAATTCCCTTTGCGGCAATACCGTTTCCACGCGGTTTCGATGGCATCGGCCACCTTGTTTTCCGCCGTCAAATCGTTGTCGCCGTCCAGATCGCCCAGCTCCATCTCCAACTCAAACGGATCATCGCCCACCACGCTATCGGCGTAAGTGCGATTCAGCCCGCGCCCGTGCGCGGTGTCTTTCGTCATCGTCCGGCCGCGATTCCGCACCGTGTAGCGATACGGCATGATCTCCGTATTCGCCGAGCCGTAGGTGCCGCGCAAATCCAAGTTGTAATTATCCGTGCTCGCGGCTTCAAACGAGCGATTCATCTTTTCCGCCAGATGCCGGAATTCCTGATAATCCCGCACCGCCTGCGCCGGCACGCGCAAGGCTTCCGGCGGGAACGGCGATTTCAGCGAGGCGCCCGTGATGTTTTTGGCCGAGGCGGGAACCGAGCGCGCCAGTTCAAAAGAGATTTTCATGGGCTAAAAGATTCGGAAAATGGGTTCCTGCACCGCGCCGGAGGAACGACCGTTGCGCACATTCTGTTGCTGGATTTCCTGCTGCCGTTTGGCAAACCAGAATTTGTAATCCGCCAGCGCCTCGGACGATTTTTGGAGCACGAACTTATTGCGCTGCACATCCGTCTCGGTGTATTTGCGTTTGTAGAGTTCCTTCAGCGTGTCCAGGATGATCTCCAACATCTGTTGCGCCTCGGTCTTGATGTTCACCGAAGCCGCGCCCGCCGCATCGCTCGTGCTGACGATGAACGCATCGTTGTGATAGACCTGATGCCGCTCGCCGCTGGCTTTCACCACGCTGCCGGTGAGGATGTAAATGCCATCCGCCTGCGCCGAAAGCCAGTTGACCACGTTGAACGTGTGCAAATTGCCGTCCGCCGTGCCATCCACCTGCGCCACGACTTGCGAACCGTTGGGCAATGGCTGCGTGACAGTCAACCGATACACCCAGCCATCCGACGGCAGGTAATCCGGCAGATTGCGATTCAGCAGCAGCGTGTCACCGGCAACAAATTGTTCCGGTTCGCGCGTCGGGAGTGGAGCGGTAGCCATCGCAATCCATGAGAGTCAAACTTGGGGCGATACTTAACCGCAGAGAACGCAAAGAGCGCAAAGGCTAATCAAAAATCTTCAACGCAAGCCGTGCTTTGCATGGCACGCATCGGTAATGCTTTGTGCCGTGGTCGGGGCAGTTGTCGCCGTATTGGCATGGCTCATCGGCAAACTCTTTTATGAAGTCGCGTTCTTTTGAGCATCCAACCCATTGAATGCCATGCATGGTTGCTAGCGTGTAAGCCTGCCCAAGCGCAGCGGTGAGGCGAGCGGCTTGTTGCTCCTCCAATTTTTCTTTGGTTAATCCACACGGCTCACGATTGGCCACCAACTCCGCCCACAGATGCCGCATTCCGTGGAACGATTGCAATTGCGCTTCCATCTCGCGGATAATCTCCATTGTGGTTTTGTCAATTTTCATCTCTGTGCCTCTGTGCCTCTGTGGTTCATTTAGTCACTTCTCTAGCTCCAACTTGATACACCAGAACGGCCATTGGCTGCGCGGATGCGGGCTGGGGAATTGTTCAAACAGCCGCAACTGCCAGTCCACGCCGTCCAACGTTACCCGCTGGCCCGCGCGCAAATCCTTCATCCACTCATCGCAGATACATTGAAACCCGCTCACGAGATTCACGATCAGATGCGCCGCGCCACTGGATTGCCCATCCTCATCCCAAATCTGAATCCGCCCCACCGCCGCCGGCATGGATGGAATCTCCGCATAACCTTTTAAAACGGGTTGCATGATGAACCACAGAGGCACAGAGGCACGGAGTCAGAACGGAATTTCATCCACAACGGGAAACAAATCCATCTTGTTGCGCAGCTTCAGCAACCGCCAATGCCACTTGGCTTTGAATTCCTGTCCGCGCCATTTCATCCGGTTGATCACCGCCCAATAAAAATTCATTGGTTCATGTCGGAGAAGCAGGCGAAGATACGCCCGCTGGGCGGCGGACAAAGAAACATTGCCGTGCGCGATGCGACCGTGGATTTCGTTTTTCGGAGAATCCCCGCGCTGCCAATGCGGCGGAGCGCAAAATTCGGGCACATGATAGATTTGCCCGCAAAGATTCCATCGTTGAAGCCAATGCTCGGCGGTGTGATGGATGCCAGAACCATCGCACGAATGACATTCAACACCCTTGGCGTATTCCCCGCTACCGTCGCAGGTCCAACATTCTTTTTCAATCGTCTGCAAATCCCAGCCATCGCGCGCGGCAAAGCGGGCGAGAAACCGACGTTTGAAATCGTAAAAACCATCCGGCGCCGCGCCGTTTGCCAGCCGGAACCAATTCAAATCACGCTCGGTAAGTTCGCTCATATCTCTGTGCCTCTGTGTCTCCGTGGTTAAATCTGCCGCGCATTCACCCCGCGCAGGACTCCAAGGCGCAAACCGTCGTCGCCATCCGCTAACAAAACCCATTCCTGAATTCCGGTGCTGGTTTTCACAAACGCTTTACCAAAACTATTGCGGCGGAACCGGCGGCGCACTTTCACCGTGTCCGGCGGAAGATTGGTAATCGGTGCGGCGGCCCACTCTGGCTTCACACCAATGAGGATGGGGTGCCCGCGTTGTATGATTGTTGGATTCATATTTGCGCCTCTGTTCCTTTGCGTCTCTGCGTTAAATTTTTAACCATGCGGATATGCCCGCACTCTTGCTCGCGCACCAAATAATGCTCGCACCCGCACGCCCAGCGCCCGTGGTAATCCGAATCCACGATGAACGCATATTGTTTCCGCGTCCGGCTCGGCACAATCCACCGCGTCGGTTCACCGGGAATGGGTTGGATGTTGCTCATGGATTAACCGCAGAGAACGCAAAGAACTCAAAAATACAAGTAAGCACCAACGCAACCAACCGAAACGGAAATTACATATAAACACCACCACGGATCTGCTTTAAAAAGCTCAATAAAAATTTTCATCTTTATGTTCTCTGCGTTCTCTGCGTTCTCTGCGGTTAAATCGTGTTCGCCAATCACTCCGAGTCATCCGCCGGCGCGTCAAAGTGGTTCAACATCCCCAGCTCATCCATCCGCACGATGACCATGCAAAACCCATCCCACGCATGGTTCGGGCGACCTTCGTTATCCCACCGGAACTTGCCCGGACGCCCCCGCCACGGCAACAACCGCTCGCTCGTCATCTGCGCCATGAAACTTTCTTTCTTCATCGCCTCGGTAGCACCGGGCGGCAATTGCAGAAATTTCTCGTGCACCTCGATCTTCGGCGCGGAATCGCCATCCCGCCAGCGCACGGCGATTTCTTTGATGCTCGGGTTACTCCACAACCGATGATGCACCGGCACTTTCACGCGGCGGCCATCCTTCACGGCATCCACCTGCGTCCATTCGTATTGTTTGTAACGCGCGATGGTGGCGGCGCGACCGGGATTCGCCCATTTGTAACCCGCCTTGTCGTCGCCGATGAGCAAGCCGTAGGAAATCCACTTCATCATCTTGCGCCCCATGTAATCCGGCACGGGCACGAGAATGGCATCTTCCGCCGCCCATTCCCGCATGAGATCAGGACGATGCCCGCAATCTTTCATGCTGTTCTGTGGTTCGATGCCGTAAAGTTTATCCAGCTCCCGCACGCGCGCTTTACAGAACTCCCGCGCATCCTGGTCGCTCAAACCCGCCGTGGCCGGCTTGATCCACTTGTAATCCAACAAGCGCGGACGTTCGCAGATGGACCACGCCTGATAAATCATGTGCGTGAGGTTGAACTGGATGTCCGTGCCCGAGATGCGGACCTTTTCGCCCGGCACTTTCTTGGCCGGATCAATCTCGTAGAGCGTGGCGCCGATTTTTTCCGGGGCTTTGGCGGAAATGTTTTCATCCCACGTCCGCGCCGCTTTCTTTTGCCACCATTGCTTTAGTGGAGCAAAATTCCCCAACTCGTTGGCCGTGCGGTCCGCCTTTAGCTTTTCCAGCATCAACTCACCCCAAGGAATACGCCGATTAATCCATTGCGGGATGTTGAATCCCACGTTCCCCTGCAACGCATCCGGCCGCAGCGGCACATGATTCTCCGGATTGCCGGCGGATTGATCCAAGGCAATGCGCGTCGGCCCGAACTCCCCGTCATCGCGCCAGATGCCGCCGCAATGGAAACACTCAAAATGCGTCTCGCGCAACACCGCCGCCTCGTTGTAAGCGCCATTCGGCAGCTTAATCAACTCATCCGCCCCGCGCCGAAACCCCGCAATCTTGCCTTTGAGTTTTTCGGAAAGTTCTTTTTGAAGCGTTGATAGTTCCTGACTGATCGTTGATTGTTTTTCCGCTTCGGATGCCAACGGGTATTGGCTATCAACCATCAACTTTATCCTATCCACTTCGGACACCGGCACGGTGGCAACGAAATCCTCCGGCCGCGTCATCCACTCTTTATCGTAGGCTTTCCAGTTGAAAATGTGTTGCTTGCCGCAGCACGGGCAATTGACGTGCAATTCCCGTTGGTCGGTGTCCTTAAACTGGTCATCAAAATCGAATTCCTTCTCCCCGCCCTGGCTTTCCAGAAAGATGATGGCCTCTTTCTGATACTGCGTGGTGCGGGCAATCATTTCGTTAATCATCCCGTTTTTCTCGGTGACAAACCCATCTTCTAACCCCACGAACGCCAGATTTTTCTGCTGCGTGTTGCCGAGGTTGGCGGACAGTATAAACAACGTCTTATCAGGAAACTTCAGCGCGCCATTTGTCTCATCAAACCGACTCCGCATCGTTTGCATCTTCTCGCGGAAACGCGGGATGCCGCCGCCGAATTGATCATCGCCCTTGTAAAAATTCAGGATGCGCGTGGTCGCCGTGCTCTCGGCGGCGCTTTCCGTGCCGAAATACAACGCCACATCGCCCGACCCATTGCAAACGTGCTCCGCCGCGCAGACTTCCAGCGCAAAACTTTTCATCGTCTTGACGCCGGCCTTGAGCACCAGCTTCAGCCGCGTGCCATTCGCCCGCGCCTTGTCATACTCCGCAAAGATTGGTTTCAGATAACACGCCGTCTCGATGTCGAACGGCTGCCCATCGTTCCCGTGCCCCTTGCCCATCGGCGCGCCGCCGAGGTTCTCCACCGCCCCACCACGAAACGATTTCCCCTGCGCCGCAAAAATCTCCGCGATCAGAGATTCATCCGGCAACACAGGTTCAATGGTTTGGGTAGTGGACATGATTTAACCGCAGAGAACGCAAAGAGCTCAAAATTCAAAAAGGGATTTCGTCCACCACAGGAAATAAATCCATCTTGTTTCGCAGCTTCAATAATCGCCAATGCCACTTGGCTTTGAATTCCTGCCCGCGCCATTTCATCCGATTGATCACCGCCCAATAAAAATTCATTGGTTCATGTCGGAGAAGCAGGCGAAGATACGCCCGACGGGCGGCGGACAAAGAAACATTGCCGTGCGCGATGCGGCCGTGGATTTCGTTTTTCGGAGAATCCCCGCGCTGCCAATGCGGCGGAGCGCAAAATTCGGGCACATGATAGATTTGCCCGCAGAGATTCCACCGCTGAAGCCAATGCTCGGCGGTGTGATGGATGCCAGAACCATCGCACGAATGACATTCAACACCTTTTGCGCATTCCCCGCTACCGTCGCACGTCCAACAGTATTTTTCAATCGTCTGCAAATCCCAGCCATCGCGCGCGGCAAAGCGGGCGAGAAACCGCCGTTTGAAATCGTAGAATCCATCTGGTGCCGCGCTGTTTGCCAGCCGGAACCAATTCAAATCACGCTCGGTAAGTTCACTCATGGTTTCTTTGTGTTCTTTGCGCTCTTTGCGGTTAAATATCGCTTGGCTGAATTTTTCTTAAAAATCCGGTCTGACTCTTTGCGGAATTTCTCCGTGTCTTGCACCCGGCTCCAACTACCTTTTATTGTGCTCATAGATTGTATTTCTGCCAACTGACGACTGCCTACTTCCCCACCTGCCACATCCCAATCAACGTGCCCACAAGAAACAAGATGCACCCCAGCAAATAGAACCAGTATGGTGTCAGTGGATTATTCATTTTGTGAATAGTTTTCTGGCGAACAGGCAGATGGCGAGTTCAAGTGATTCTGATTGCCCGCCAATCAAAGGCGTCCAGCTAACCCAATGTTGTTTCACTTGCGTTGCGAACCCGATACGGATTTCATACGGCGTTCGCGGTTCTGTAATGTGGCGGCGCGAAACCTCCTCGTTGCACTTCCGCAACAAAACCATCGCGGCCGCCGGTTCGGTCGTAAAATTTCTGACACAACCCTTGGCGCTATCCCACCCAACACGATAAACGTCGCCATTCTGCGGCGGCTCAATCGTCACGTCGTCCCGCCCAAAAATGTTTATCTCAATCCAAGCGTCCAACTCTCTTTTTTCGCGTTCATCCATAAAATTCTTTGTGCTCTCTGCGTTCTCTGCGGTTAAATAGTTTTCCCCGCCTGCGCCATCGCCTCCTCACGGCGATCCGTCAGTGCCTTGGCCTGCTCCACATCCCATTCACTGAACTTCGCCACCACGGCGGCATCCACGCCCAGCGCCAGCAACCGTTCGCGGCGCAACTTGGGTAGGTTCCGCTCGTCCTCGGCCTTCACCATCTTGTGCAAACGCGCCACCACCGCCACGCCCGTGGCCAAGGCTTGCTCGCGCAAAATCCATTTCTTATCTAGACTGCGGCGCAACTCCTCTGCTTCCATCTCCGCCACGTCCGCATCCGCCTTTTCCTTGCGCGCCCGATCATCCACCACCATCGGCAGGTTTTGGCCGGTGGCGGGTTTGACCAGGTATCTCTCCACCCACGCGCGCGTGAGCGATGCCTTGTAACGATTCCCTTCGTCCGGCGGCGGAAAATTCTCACGGCAACCCGCCGGCAGATATTCCCCGTGCAACCATCGGCTGATGTCCACCTTATTGCAGACCGTGCCGGGAAAATTGTTGCGGATCCAATTGGCCACCGATTGCAGGCTGGACCCGATATTCTCATTGCCATTCTCCGCTTGGATTTCTTGTGATTCTGGTGCCTTTAACCACGGACGCTCCCGCAGTAATTCATCCTCCTCCCGAGCCGACAACCTTAAAAAACTACCACCCGACGGCGAAAGTCTTTGGCCGGGATTCAGGTAAATATCCTGCAAATAATCCAACCGCCGTTTTTTTTGCGCCGCAATGTCTTCCGGCATCAATTCTAAATTCAATTCCCCCGGCGCGTTGGGCTGCGCGGGTAATTCTGGCTCCTGACTCACCGCTTTCCGCTGCGCCTCCGAATCCGTGAGCTTGGCTTTTTTTGCTCCTGACTCCTGGCTTCTAATTTCTGACTTCACCGTAAATTCCCGCTTCCCTTTCGCCACCTCCACCCGCTCCGCCAACCACGCACCCACCGCCTCGCGCGGCCAATACCCCTTCGCCTTATCCTTCGCCGGAAACCTCGCCGCTTCCGTCAATGCCCGCAACGCCGCTAACTGCGCCAACCGTTTCGGGCGCTGATCATAAAGCCGCAACCCCATCGCGGCAGCAATCGCCTCGATGTCGCGCAACCAAGTTGCTTCCGGTTTTTTGTTCTTAGCCACCTAACTTGGATTTTATTTCCGGCAAATTATTGTAATCATATTTCCTATGTTCGGCATGATGACATTTCGGGCAGAGCCAACGAACTTCCAAAGGTTTAGAGTAATCAGTGTGGTGAGCTTCAGTGTTTTCATTGCCGCAATTTTCGCACGGAAGTCTCTTGATTTTGCCGCGCCGGACGGCGTTTCCAATTTTTATCCTAGCTTTGTATTTATCAGGAGAAACTATTTTTGACCAAAAGTTGCGCTTGCTGGCGCTGATTTTTCTTGGTGTTAGTTTGGCGCGGTTTCGGTCATAGTTGTGATAGTATTCGAGTTTCTTTAGCCTGTTTTTTACAACGTCAATCTTGTTGCATTCTTTGCATTTGTTCACATGACCATCTGCCATTCTTGAGTGAGCATAAAACTCACTCAACGGCTTTGTGTCTTTGCATTTAAAACATTGTTTCATGGTGTTTTTTTGGCGGTGTCGCTTCCGCCTAATTAAAAGGCACATCATCATTTTCCGGCGGACCATCCGGCGGCGCTTGCTGGCTTTCAACCGGCGCATCCGCCTGCACCGATTCATCCTGCACCTTCCCTTCTGGATTCTGACTCCTGACTCCTGACTCCTGACTACTCCCCAAAAACTGAATCATCTCCGCCACCACGCCGAGGCGTGATTTCTTCTGCCTGGTGGTCTTGTCCTCCCACTGATCCAGCTTGAGCCGACCCTCAATCAGCACCGGACGCCCCTTGCGCAAGTATTGGCCTGCGTTCTCCGCCGTGCGCCCGAACACATCCACATCCACAAACGTCACCTCCTCTTTCTTATCGCCCGCCTCGTTCGTCCAAACGCGATTCACCGCCAGCCCCAACTTGGCCACCGCCGTGCCCTTGGGGGTGTATCTCAATTCGGGATCGCGCGTGAGGTTGCCGAGCAAAACGATTTTGTTAAACGATGCCATTGGTCAGTTGATAGTTAAAAGTTGATGGTTGATAGCTCTGCCCCGCGTGTTCACAAAAGGTTTCCGGTCAATCTCTGTGCTCTTTGCGTTCTCTGCGGTTAAATAAATTCCAACGCTGCCCGTATCTCCTCCGCCAGTGCCTTCGTATAAATCTGTTTTGGCAAACACGGCAGCACCCGCCAGCCGAGCATCGCCGCCGCGCGCAACTTTTCGTATTCATCCACCAACGCCGTGCCGCGCGTGTGCCGACCCGCTTTGCGTTGCCCGCACGTCCGACATTTCCGGCCCGTGCCAAAAATCCCGCCCTGCACTTCCACCGCCACCCGCTGTTGGGGAAACGCGAAATCGAACCGCCATTTCCGTTCCGCGCAAAACCCGTGCTCCGGCACCGCCGCCGGCAACCCCAACTGCCGCCAATTGGCGAGAACAAGTTTGGTGTTGTAGTGCAAGGCGAGTTGATGGTTTAGAGTTGATAGTTGATAGCCTGCCGCGCCGGAGCCGGAGACGCAGGCGGTTCTATTCCTCATTCCACAATTTCCAGCCCTGCCAGATGGCGAGCGCCACAATCGCCTCGTGCTCGGTGGCTCCGCCCCGATTCCAAGTGCCATCGTAATCCCGATCCGGCGAAATTCCGTGACTGGTGCCCGCCGTCCACGGCCACAGTTCATTCCCAAACTCATCCTCATCGCCCACCGCCACGCCCTTGTGGAATTGCGTTTTTACATCGTGCTTCTTCAGCCACTTCAACCGCGGCGATTCGCAAACCGGAATGTTGAAAAGCTCACCCATGAGTCATGTGGTTGTAGATGGCGCGGGCAATCGGCTGGACGACTTGCGGGACAACTGCATTTCCGGTAAGTCGGCAAGCGGCTTCAACCAGTTTGCCGGAAAGCCCATCAGCCAAGACCGGAACTCCGGTGTTTGTTTCTTGCCACCAATACCCCCCCCCTTGGGTGCGTTCTGTTCGGCCTCGTAAATCCGGCGTGGCAAGGTGTCCTCCTGCGCTTTCTCGCTGCGCTCCCTGCGGATGCGATTCGGCGTGCATCCCGGTGTGTCTTTGTAATCCCGAGCAATCGGCGTTGGTAGCGATGATGAAAAGTCGTTCGCGCAGATGTCCCGCACCAGTGAGGGCAGCGGGTATATTTTGCCAGAAAGCATCAAACCCGATTTCGGCCAGTCTTGAAATAATTCCGTTGGCGGCTCGTCCATCATCAAGCGTAAGGATTGCTGGCGGGTTCTCAAAGACCGCGTAGCCGGGTCGTAATCCGTCAGTGATTTCGATGGTTCGATCCCACAACCAGCGTTCATCGGCTGCACCCAGCCGCTTTCCAAGCAGGCTTGCAGGCTGGCACGGCACGCCTCCCGTAAGGACATCAACACGCCCGCACGTCGCGCGAACTCGCTGGATGAAATCTCCGGCCCGCACGTCGCCAAAATTAGGTGTTCCGGCAAACCAGTGCCCGCTGACGTGGGCGGCGTGCGGCTCGTATTCGGACATTCCGACACAGCGGAATCCTTCAGCATGGAAGGCAAGTTCAAAGCCTCCGATTCCAGCATACAAACCGAATTGGGTTGGTTGATATTCACTCAAGATGTTTCCCTCTGCGCTCTTTGCGTTCTCTGCGGTAAAATCATCACACCGCAAATTCCCGCTTGATCTGTTCCACCAGTTCAAACACGGGCCGGAAATCCTCGATCAACGTATCGCGCAGATCCTCGCGCAGATGGCCGCCATGGAAATAATCCGAGTTCGCCTGTAACCGTTTCCATGTATCTTTGAGCGAAGCTGGGTCTAAAATTTTTTTGAGATCCACCAGCGGGTCCGGCGGCGGGACGGCTTTCTGCATCCGACGGTTGGAATCTTCCCATTTCTCTCCGAGGCTATTTGCAATCAAAAGCCCTTGATAACATTTTAATGATTCATAAAGATTAACAATTGGCTCTGGGTGTTTTTTTGCCTGATCAATCCACCACATGATTTGCTGATAAGTTGCAATCCGGCCATGAGGATCAACCAGCTCGTGCTTGTGTTGTTCGTATAAATCAACCGTCAACCTGCGACCGGGAAGCGTTTCGCTCCAATTCAAAAGCGTGATGCCGATTTGGCGGGATTTTTCCGCCGAATAAATCATGGAAAGCATCACCGATTTGGCGGGAAGATTTTGTGTAATCATTCCAATGATTTTTTCTTCAGTTAAATCATTGTTCCGCCGAATTTCTGAAATTACGGCAGAAATGTTACCCGATCCGAGAGTTGCTACCTTTTCGCGGAATTCCGCCATGTGTTCCTCATGCACGCGCCGCGCCTCGGGGTTGGATGCCAAGTAAGCCGCGCGATTCGTGAGCACCGCCATGGGCGCGGAGGCGGGCGTTTCCAGTTGGGGAGAATTGTCTGTGTGTTTCATGTTCAGCAATGGTTGACTGTCAAAAATTACGGAGTTGATCGGCGATAGTTGATGGTTGATCCTCACGCAAAGGCGCAAAGAGCGCAGAATCAGAAATAGGTTTACGTTCCCAATAATACTGCCCGCATTTACCACAGTATTTTGTTTCTCGATCTTGGAAAAACGGCTCTTTCAACACTTCATTGATTTGATTTAGGGTTAGAAAATTAAGCAATCCGTGTGCTGGCAATGTGTGTCCGCAAGGGTTTGTTTTCATAATAAATTTTGTAGGTTCTCATCTTTGTGCTCTCTGCGTTCTCTGTGGTTAAACTTTCTTGAACTTGTCTTTCTCATACCATTGCCACGACATTCCCGCGCGGCGCAGTTGCTTGGTGCATTCTTTGCAATGCCGGTCACTCTTTTTCCGCAGCCGCCAATTGGTTGAAAGCCGCCGGTTGCAATACATCAGCGAATCTTCACGGTCCGGCGCGTCACCAAACACGCAATGAACCTTCCGCCCATGCGTAAAACAAACCGTGTCCAAATTGATTTTTTGAAGTTTCATCTTTGTGCTCTCTGCGTTCTCTGCGGTTAAATAAATCTCACTTCGCCAGTTGCCCGATGCGTTTCTCCCGCATGTTGTCGCGCGCATCCTCATCGCGCTGATCTTTCCTTGGCCCAATCTCAAAATGTTTCTGCGCGTCTTTTAGTGCGTTATTCACGGCTGCCTTGGTCATATATTCTGGCACCATTTTTGTGACTAAATCATCACCGTGTTCCCCTTTTACAATTTCTACTGTTGGCTTGTAGCGCACGATGATGGTGTTGGCAAAATCCTGCTGGCTCAAATTCTGGTTTAAAACGTCAAACAGCGGCATGTCCCACGCCGCTAACGCGCCATAAACCACTAAAGAATCTTTGTGATGCCTCTTGATGTAATCGAGAATCTTCAACGCCTTGGCCGCCAGCGGACGCCACTTGGCCTCCTCCGCGCCACCCGTCTGCCTTTTGGCCGAGCCGACCAGCAACCCCTGCTCCGCCATCCACGCCAGGACATCCGCGCAGACCGCCGGCGGAATCTCCGCGCCGAACTCAGCCACCATCCGGGCGAGCGGGCCGTCATCCGCGCCGCCATCGGATTCCTCCACATTCGCCTCGCCCTCGCGGGTGCCCGCCTGCGGATCATCAATCAGCGCCGACAATAATTCCCCGCGCCCTTCATCGGCGGCGGTGGTCGTTTCAAAATGGTTTTTCATTGGTTGGTTGGTTGATAGTTAAAAGTTGATGGTTGATAGTTTTCGCCTCACGCAAAGGCGCAATAAAAATTAGACAACATAGATTTTACGAATACGAATTTCACCAACTGCAAAAACGAGCCATTCAGCAAGTCTCAGGGCATCACGTTGAGATATGTGCGGCCATCCATCCGGTGCGGTTGTAGAAAAAGCAATAGACTCATCACGAACAGATGCTTTCAGTTGGCATTTGATGCGGTTGTTGCCTGAACAAGTAATTTTTATATTTACCGGCTTTTTCCTCCTAGACGGCAAAACGGAATTTTTTTGTAGCTTTGGTTTTGGACCTGCCAAGATAAACTTTGTTGGTTCAGGAAGGGGAATTATTGTGTGTGTTCTCATTTTTTTAGAATTCAATTTTTGATGGTTGATAGTTTCGACATCACGCAAATGCGCAAATTTATTATCTTTCTGAAAAGTCCTTTGTTTTGATTCCAACACAGATATTTTTATCACGGATAAGCCGAGATGAAATCCGACCATCAATCGCCGCCAGCGCATCAAAATCTTTGTTGCTGGTGAGCAGCGTCCATTTATCCATGCGGCAACCGAGCAACGTGTTCAATTTTTCCGCCGCAAACCCGCTGGCGTCCCGTTCCGCTCCGATGTCATCCAAAAACAACACGGGCCATTTTTTCAGGTCGTTAAATTGTTCGTAAGCGTTTCCACTGCGAAGCTCGTCCACAAAGTCAGGCCAAAAGAACCGTTTTGGAAAATAATCCGTTCTGGAAAAATTTGCCCGCTGGCTGGCATACTTCCACAACCGCAAAGCGCAATGCGTCTTGCCGGTTCCGCTCATCCCGAGCAGCGAAAGCCACCGGGGAGATTCCTTGGCGTCAAAAGCCGCCAACCACTCCATGCAGGCCAGTGAAACCTTTTCAAGCTCTGGATCGTTGCAAGTCTGAAAAGCCAATACGTCAGCGTATTTTTGCCTTTGCGCCGGTGAGATCGCGGTCTTGGTTGTAGGTTCCTGCGTTGCGGTCATTGCTTGGCCGACTAGATTTTGAATTGGTTGCATTGATTTTTTTTCCTCGGTTAAACCACACTTTCATTGCGTTTCTGGCATTGATTGGCATTCCGTTTATTTTTCCGCCGGCTCGCCACTGTCCAAATGAATTTTCGTGATCAAAGAATTCGCGGGCGGTTGCTTCTGGGACGCCATCCATTTCTGCCCATAATTTGACTTCATCCCATGATGGAATAGACACTTCTGGAAAATGATGGGGGTTTTCCAGTTCCGCCTCTCTCTCTCTATTTAATGGAGATGGAGATGGAGAGCATTGCCCAGCCAATGCCGGTGCAGATGCAGCGGCACGGCCTTTATCGAGGTCGTTCAAATGATTCTTATTTGGACGATTTTTCCATGATTTACGGGCTTTTTCCGATTGCTGCTTGCGATAAAGTTCAAGATTTGTGCGAACTTCTTCTTGCCGCTGGTTGCGCCATCGGCCGTCCAATCCAATCTCAAATTTGCGTTTCAGCACTTGCACGGCTTCTGCCACTGCATTGCCGCTGCATTGCCCAGCCAGTAATGACAGCCTTTTTTCGTCGTTTTCCAATCCGTTCTTGCTCCACGAATGGCACAAAAACCGCATGTAGATACCAACTTCCTCAGCAGTCATATCGGCTGTTCCTGCCAAGAAATCATCAGCGTAAAGTTGAAATGCGGGTGGTTTCATCTAGTTGCGCGTTTGGTTAGGCGTATGGTCCGCGCCGCGCTCCTCGCAGGTCAGCGCGGCGATCCCTCCCAGCGCATCATCCGCGTAAAACTGGAACGCCGCGGGCGCTTTTTTGTGTTTTTTGGACAATGTTGGTTGCTGGTTGAAAGTTGCTGGTTACAAAACCCGTTTGCCGCGTGCTCGGAGCACATTGCGCCGTTCGCTGCGCGGGAGGTTCTTCAATTGTTCCAACGGCACCGGATGACACGCCTCCACCGGATAAAACCAGGTGTTCCCATTCGGCAACATCACCGGCAATTGATCCGCCGGACAACCATCCCAGCGAGTCGCCACACCTAAGCCGCGATAACGGTCGCAATCCACCATCACGGTTTTGCGGCAGGGAAATAATTCGTCTTTGTATTTCTCCAACTGCCGAGCATGGCTGCGGACTTGAAACGCGAGCGTTGAAACCGCCAGGCGTTTGGACATTTGTTCCATTTTATTTTCTGTGTTCATCTCTGCGTTCTCTGTGTTCTCTGCGGTTAATTGTTCTTTGCCTTTGCCTGTTCAACGATCCGCTTTGGAACCTGATTCCGATAATACCGTCCACGCGCGGCGGACGTTGAAATGCCAAGCAACTCGGAAAGGTTTTTTAGGATGCGATTCAGTCCGACCTTCCCCCAGCGTTTGCCAGCGGCCGTGCGCGGCGGGTTTTTGGCGCGCCATTTCAGATAGTATTTGCGCGCCACCAGCGGATCCGTCCGGCGCAGCGAAGCCGAACGACGGTTAAAATCGTGGGCGGCCACGGGACGATACCGGGCAAGTGCGTCCTTCAATTCATTGGCAAGTTGCTGATAATTCGTCATGGATCAATCAATGGTTCAGATTTCGTTCAACACCCCGCGCCGATTGGCCCGCGCCACCAACGTGCGCGCCTCATTTTTTGTGCAGCGCATCACCTGGGCGATGCCGCCAAAGTTGCAGCCATTGGTTTTCAGCCACGCCGCAATCACCATCCGCTTGCGCCCGACATTGCTGGTGGATAGTTGATGACGGTTAGTTGATAGTTTTTTCGGCATAAATCTTTGTGCTCTCTGCGTTCGCTGCGGTTAATTTGTTTTCATCTTCCGACCCAGCCACCGGCCGGCGCGGATGGCGTCCTCGATGCTTTTGCGCGAATAAACCACCGCGCCGGCGCGCTCAAACTTTTCAATGACTCCCGCCTTGGCGTTGTGATCCAGTTCCTCGCGGGAACAATCCCCGGCGACCAGGCACGCCAACTCCGCGCGCAACAGATCCACGCTTTGCAGAAACGTGCCGCGTTGCGCCGCCGCCATGATCTCGGCGGTGAAACGCGGGCTGTTCAGATACGCCGCCTGCGCCCGCAACGCCGCCGAGGCCAGGCGCAATTCAGTTTCGGGATGGATGGTGTCAGTGTTCATTTTTTATTCACCACAGAGTCACAAAGGCACAAAGTTCAAAATTCTGAGATCAATTATGTTTTTTCTCCGTGTCTCTGTGTCTCCGTGGTTAAATCCCCTGCTGCAACCGCGTCAGCGCGATCATCGCTTGCGTGTGCATCTGGCAGGGTAAAATCATGTTGGCGATGCGAAGCAACTCGGCGTTGCCGCAGGCTTCGCCCTCGGCGCGCAAGTGCAGATACGCCGCGTGCATCTCGTTCGCTGCCATGAGATCCAGCGCCTTCTGCGCGACCTCGCTTAAATTAGTTTCGGTGGCGGGCATTGTTAGTTGATAGTGGGTGGTGGATAGTTGATGGTCAGCGGAACAGAAGGTGTAGTCCCATTCCAAGAAAGGTAACGGTGATGGCGGCAATGAGAGAAAAGACCGCAGCCGCCCACAGGCACGAAAAGATTCCACGATGCGGCGGGATTTTGATGTCCGAAATGATGAACAGCACCAGACATGGCGCGAACGAAATAAAAAATGTGCCGAAAAACAGGCTACTGGTTTGCATGGTCATCATAAATTTTCTCTGTGTTCTATGCGTTCTCTGCGGTTAAATCACCTCACGCCTTCAACTGGCGTTTCTCAAAATACCCCTGCAACTCCGGCACTCGACTCTCCGCGAACCGCACCATGCGGCTCGTAAAATGATCGTTCAACTTGAACGCGGCATCCGTGCGCTCCACCTCGTATTCCCAGCGCAACTTTTCCCAGATGGCGCGCTGCCCCACGCGCTTGCCGAGGCGATTTTTGCAATACAACGCCAGCCGGATAAAATCGTTGGCCAACTGTTTGCCGCCCGGCTTGCTCATCAGATCCGCAAACCGTTCATCAATGGACTTCTCAAACAGTCCAAGCTGATTCGGTTGCGCGGTGGTGGACATGGGTTGGGTTGTTTAGGCGGCGACAAGTTGGGCGCGGGCGGGTAGTGCGCTTAAATCCGGCAACGGTTGCACCATCGGTTTATCCAACGGGCTTTTGCCCTCGGCCGCATCTGCGTGAAGATAAATCGCCGTGGTGGCAATGGAATCATGCCCTAGCAAATTGCGAACGGTTTCAATGTCATTCCCCATCCGCATGG